AAGCGTTCAACCGCCGCCCAAAGTCTCAGAATGTCCGCCTCGCCCGCCTGCACCGCTGCTGCAATTTCGCTTGTTCGCTCGCCTTTCGACCCTTGCATATCGTTACCTCCCATGATAAAATGAAATTGATAAGATAACATTCATCATGGGCGGTCTCCTGAGCTTTCAGGAGGCCGCTTTTTATAGCAGCAGTTCTCTTGCAATCTCCTTGCGGCGCTGGGCATTCTGGATGCGGCGGCTCTCACCGTCTATCAGCAGCGAGACAGGGCACATTTCCGCCACGCGGTCGAAAATGCGCTTGTACTGCATCGTCTCCGGCGCATCCATCTCCTGCGGCGTCAGGTTCGTAGTCACGATTGTTGGCAGATTCGAGCGGCAGCGCGCGTCGATGACTGCAAAAATCTGCTCCGCCGCGTACCCGGTATCCCGCTCAACGCCGAGATCGTCAATGACGAGCAGTTTGTATGTACTCAGTCGGTCAAGCAAGCCCTGACGGTCTTTGCTGTTTTGCAGCAGATTCAAGAGGCGCGGAAAGCTTGTTACCGCCGTTGGTACGCGTTTTTTCAGCAGCTCATTTGCGATGCAGCAGGCGAAAAAGCTCTTGCCCGTGCCGACGGGACCGCGAAACAGGATGCCGATATTTTCCGTCGATACCTTCTCCCACTGATCGACATACTTCCTGCAAATTTTAGAGATTTTCGGATTTGCGCCGTCATCATCGGCAAGGGTGACTTTTCGATATGAGGGATCGACGATAGAATCCTCGATGCGGCGGCGCTCCATCATCGTTTCAAAGGCGGCAATATCGTTCGCATCGTCCGCGCTGGCCTTTTCCGATTCCGTGCAGTCACAGGCGATCCCTACCAGCCTATCTCCCATATTGGGGAAGTGGATCTTTTTCTGCTTTGGTTTTCCGCACGCGCCACAGCAAAGAACGCCGTCCTTTATGTAGTCACCCGGCTTCTCAGCGGAATGTTCCAGCGACTTCTGAACAAGGTTATCAAGCATTGAAAAAGTCCTCCGTTCCGTAGTCCGCAGTGGTCTTCACCTTCCTACGGCTATCATTGCGATTCCACTGTTCCCACTTCTCCGCATTTCGGCAAGCCGCTTTCCAGTCTTTCATGGGGGTCTTGCCGACCAGCCAGCCCTTCGACTCGTAAAAGTCGATGAACCCCTGCGGGTCTACCGGCGACTGGCGTTCAAGCACATAGGCTTGAACCTCTGCTAACGTGGGCGGGGTGAAGCGCTTCGCGCGTGGCGGCGTAGCCGCCTTATTCTCCTCACCTGTACTAACCTTACCTAAACTATCCTTACCTAACCTATACTGGGTTGACCGTTGGTTGCCATCTGGTAAACCATCGGTTAACCGTTGGTTGCCGTCGCCCAATTTCACCAGCAAATTTTTGTAAATGCTCGGCTGGTATCGGTCCTTGCGGATCTGATTATTTGTGCTCCAATCCGTGATATAAGCGACCAACTCATCATTCAGCAGTGACACGAATCCTTTGGAGACGAGCACCCGCAGATCATCATCCGCTGCGCCTGTCGTCCGCATCACGGTAAAGGCTTCCACAACTCCGTCATCGTCCGCAGCCATACCGAGATCATAGTAAAGTAAGCGCGACGACGGTGGCATCGTCAGGAAACGAGCCGAGTTGATGACCGACTTTGCGAACATTCTTCGTTCAGCCATTCTGCCACCCCCGCAAGGTCTCCTGCCCGGTCATCTTCAAGAGCGCATCTTCCGCCGCGTATGAGATTGCCGCGATCTCCCTTGATCTTCTTGACATCGAGCTGATGAAGCGCTGAATGTCAAGCGTGCTTGTCGGCAGAAAATACCCATTTTTGCAGTCGGCCAAGATCAACTTCCCGGCCTTACGCTCCGTCTGAATACGACGGCGAATTGACCGTTCATCCTCGCCCGTGAGCTGGACTAACTCGGTAAGCGTCGTGCCATTCTCTGCGCCCTCATGGAGCAGATCGGACACCAAATATTGTCTCACGCTTGCACCTCCTTGACCTGTCGACTCTCAGCCTCGAGATATTCACGCAGCGCCTCGACGTTCACGAGAAAACGATTTCCGGAATAGACGCCCGGGCAAACACCCTGCGCCACAAGGCGACGTACAAGGCTTTCGGGGATTTCAAGATAACGTGCAACTTGCCGAACTGTTTGAAACATAAGCGACAGCCTCCTTTCGTATTAGCACTTGACGTATCGTCCTACGTCGCCTATAATTGTAACGTAAATGTTACCATCATGTAACAACTCAGTTAACTTCAGTTTTGTTCTATTTTTGGCGATAGGGGGTGCTTTTTACGAAAAAAGTAACACGACAAAAGGAATCTATGTTCCTAATGGGAAAAAGGCTAAAAGAATGTCGGATTGCGTGCGGTCTTTCTCAAGAGCAGCTAATTGATGCTGTTATGAAATTGCCAGATAATCGAGGGAAAGAGCGCAGTGAAAAACAAATTTCGTACTTAGAAAATGGAACACGCCCAATATCTGTGGAATACGCATCACTGCTTGCACAAGTTCTCAATGTCCGTGTTGAGTATCTTCTTTTAAAAGATGATTTTCGCACGGAATATGAAATGTTTGAAAATGGGTTGAGCGGGTTACACGACGTTTACAGCAATATTGTAAATTTAATTAAATTGCACGGATATGATATCCAAGAAGTCGATCTTTCTGAGAGTAACGATTTTACCAAGCTAATTTACTCCGACAATGCAGTGAAAATCAGTAGCAGAAACGGAAATGTTGCGATGATCTCACATAAACAATGGAGAACTTTAATCTCTGAGATCAATCGTTTTGTCGCATTTGAATTATCAGGGTTGCCATTTAGAACGGAGGGTGAACATAATGGCTAACATCCAAGAGCGCCGCGATAAGTCCGGCAAGCTGATCTCCTACTCTATCCGCGTTCACCGTGGCCGTGGTGCTGACGGAAGGCAGCTCAAGCCGTGGACAGCCACCTTTGAAGTCTCGCCCACATGGACGGAGAAAAGCGCGAGAAAAAAGGCCGAGGCTTTCGCCGCGACCTTTGAAAAGGAATGCCGGGAGGGTGTGACCTCCGACAGCCGTTTGAAGTTTGAGGAATACTGCAATTATGTGATTGATCTGAAAGAGCAGCGAGGAATAAAGCATTCAACCATCGTTCGTTATAAGGAGCTGGCAGTGCGCATCTATCCCGCAATCGGGCATATCAAGTTAAAAGACCTCCGTGCCGATCACCTGAACAGCTTTTACACCGATCTCGCCAAGCCCGGACAGAACAAACGCACCGGCGAAGGGTTGTCGCCAAAGACCATATTAGAGCACCACCGTTTGATTTCGACTGTATTGGATCAAGCCGAAAAAGAGGGGCTTGTCCCATTCAACGTGGCAGCAAAAGCCACATTACCGAAGGTCAGCAAAAAAGAAGTCAACTACTTTCAGCCGGAACAAGTTGCAGCTATCCGTGATGCACTGGACGCAGAACCGCTAAAATGGAAAACACTTACACACTTACTGCTCATCACAGGAGCGCGGCGCGGCGAGGTGCTGGGGCTGAAATGGAATGCTGTTGACTTTACAGGAAACCTCATTCATATCTGCAACAACATCCTTTACTCGCCGGATATAGGCGTATATGAGGATACGCCAAAAACCGCGACTTCGGATCGTTGGGTTTCTCTGCCAACGGAAACGATGCAGCTCCTTCGGCAATACCGGGCATGGCAGAACGCGGAGCGGCTGCGGCTGGGTGAGTATTACCGAGAACAGGGCTTTTTGTTTGCTCAAGATGACGGAAAGCCAATGCACCCGGACAGCATAACAGACTGGTTGTCCAAGTTCAGCAGGCGGCACGATCTCCCGCATATCAATCCTCATGCTTTCCGGCACACAATGGCCTCTATGCTTTACTTTAGCGGCGTGGACAGTGTATCTATTTCCAAGCGGTTAGGTCATGCGCAAGTCAGCACAACGGCGAACATCTATGCACATGTGATGGAGAGCGCTGATCGGAAAAACGCTGACATTTTAGCTGACGTGTTTTTGAAAAAGGCTTGAATTTTCAAAGTGAGTTGAACTAAAGTTGAATTATTTCTTCTCGTCACAGATAGAACATCTTGTTAAAGTTGCAAAAACAGCCGTTTTCGTAAAGAAAACGGCTGTTTTTCTGGTTGCGGAGGCAGGACTCGAACCTACGGCCTCCGGGTTATGAGCCCGACGAGCTACCAACTGCTCCACTCCGCGATATGAAATTAAGGGAATACTGGTGCCGGTGACCGGACTCGAACCGGTACAGTATCGCTACCGGGGGATTTTAAGTCCCCTGTGTCTACCAATTCCACCACACCGGCAGATATCGGCAACAGATAATATACCATACCTCCGCCGTGATGTCAACACCTGTTTGCAAAAAAGTTCTCCGTCCGCGTTTTGGCCGTTTGTCAAGAGTAAATGCACAAAAAAGCAAAAATATTTTTTAGGAGGCCAGAATGAGGGCGATTTCTTCCCGGAAAAGCTGCTCGGAGCACAGATAACCGAACATTTTGCGGGGGTAGTTGTTCAGCCAGTCCTCGATCCGCTTGGTCTCCTCGTAGGAGATCGTGCTCAGGTCGGTGCCCTTCGGCAGGTGCCGACGTATGAGGCCATTCTGGTTCTCATTGGATCCGCGCTCGCTCGGCCGGTAGGGGTGGCAGTAGTAGACCTCGGTGCGGGTGCCCTTGCCGCTGGCGCTTCGTTCGATCCCAGCGGCGTCTGCAAACTCGCAGCCATTGTCGCAGGTGATGGATCTGAATACCTTCGGGAACAGGTCGCCGTACTTGGCCTCGAGCCCGTCAATCGCAGCGACGACGCTGGCGGCCGTCTTGTCCGGCGACGGTATAATGAGCTCCCAGCGCGTTTTCCGCTCGGTCATCACGATGTAGGTGTTGCTGACGCCTTGGCAGCTTTCGACGCTGTCCATCTCCCAGTGTCCGAAGGTGCTGCGGTCGTTGATGTGCTCGGGGCGATCCTCGATGCTCCGGCCGGCAGGCTTGCGGGGCATGGATCCGGCCGGGCGCTCTGGCTGGTGGCGCTTGCCGTGTTGCGGCAGCATGGAGACGGTCAGCTCGTCGCCGAAGATCTCGCCGCGGATGTAGTTGTAGGCGGTGCTCGCGCAGATGTGGGTCTTGAAGGGCAAGCCCTTGACCTCGGCCTCACCGATCGCGGCCTCCGGGCTGTACTTCTCGTCGCGGATCTTGGCGATCAGGTAGTCGGCCAGCTCGTAGTCGTTGCCGATCTTCAGCTCCGGGCCCTTGGCGCGGAGGTTTGCCTCATATCGAGCCTGCGCACCATCGGGGTTGTATCTGATTTCGGTGGTGTAGTCGCTGTTTCGGTGCTCATAGGTGCATCGCTTCAGCTCGCGGTATATCGTCGTGTGATGCACGCCGAGCTCCTTGGCGATGTCCGTCGGCTTCATTCCCGCGCGGATGAAGGCGTCGAGCTGGATGCGTTTTGTCGATGTCAGATGGCTCCAGTGCTGTCCCATTGTGTTCCCCTCCATGATAAAAGAAAAAAGGGCGGCCCGCCGGCCGCCCTTCTGTGTCAGTGTTCCTCGTAAATTTTCAGGAGCTCGAGTGTCTCCTCGTCTGTGATGATGTCGGCCAGCCTGCACTCCAGAGCGTTGCAGATCTTCAGCAGCGTCGGCAGCTTCGCGCCGTTGATGTCCCGGGCGCCGCGCTCGTACTGCTGGAGCACCTGCACCTTGATCCCGGCCAGATCGGCGAGCTGAGACTGAGACAGGCCGGCAGCCTTGCGGAGCTTTTGCAGCCCCTCGCTTTTGTAGGTCACTTTGATCGAGATGTCCATGTTGTTCCTCCCGCTTGACTTTGCCGTGGTTTCGTGGTTATAATGAAAAGGAACGGCGGGCGGGATTTTTCCCGCCGTCCTTCGACCTTACTGCTTGGGCTTTTGGTTCGGCTTTATTGTGATCGTAATGGTGGCAACCTGTTCACACTTTAGAGCCTGTTCCAGCAGCTCGAGCAGTTTTTTCATCTGCTCAGCATCCACGGCTTTGCCTCCTTTCCGCGGTTTTGTTCTCCTTTCTTTCTGTACTCGGCTATCCCTTGCCTGTGATTATATTATAGAGCATTTGCTCTATAATGTCAAGCATAATTCGGCAGATTTTCAACATTTTCCCGCGTTTTTCCACAAAAAAAGCCGCACGGCGTCGCTGCCGTGCGGTTTTCTCATTCTTTCCCGAGCAGGTGGTCGATGGTGGTGCCGAGAGCGGTCGCCAGATAGTCCAGCTCGTAGTCAGCGACGACTCTGCTGCCGTTTTCGATCCGGCTGATGACCTTCTGCGTGACGTCCAGCCCGATGATCTGGAGCTTGTAGGCGAGCTGTTCCTGTGACAGGTTTGCCCGCAGCCGCTCCTCCCTGACTCTCTCCCCGGAGATGTTGCACCTGCCGTCTGGTTTGTATATTTTCGCAGCCCTCGCCTCCCTTTATGCTAAAGATGACTATGCAATATTGACTTTACCAGTTTTGGCGTGGTAATATTATGCCAAAGATGACTAAACGCTAAAAAGCGCACATAGGAGGGAAAAGCATGGGTACAAGGTTTAGACGCAGCTTTAAGGTGGCCCCGGGTGTCCGGGTAAACCTGAACAAAAAGAGCGCGAGCATCAGCTTCGGCCCGAAGGGCCTGAAGCACACGGTCAGCACGACGGGGAAAAGCCACACGACCGTCGGGATCCCCGGGACGGGTCTGTCATATACGACGAGCTCCGGCGGGAAGTCCGGCGCGCAGCAGGGCGCGGTCAGCATCCCCGCAGCGCAGCGGCCGACGTCGCCGAAAAGCAAGACGGTGGCGCTGCTGCTGTGCATCTTCCTCGGCTTCTTCGGTGTCCATCGGTTCTATGTCGGGAAAACCGGCACAGGCGTCATCTGGCTGCTGACGGCCGGGGCCTGCGGGATCGGCTGGCTGGTCGATATTTTCACCATCCTGCTCGGCGGTTTCTATGACTCCGAGGGCCGTGTGCTGCGGTTCCAGCCCACAGAGGCCGAGCTCGCCGCTGCCGGTGAAGCGCCGGATCCTGACGCTGAGGAGTAAAGCCCCACATAACAGAAAAAGCCCGCCCGGGATCTCCGGGCGGGGTTCTGCTTTTCTATGCGGGTTTAG